TATTTTTTAATGAAGGAGAGTGATGTCAATGGGAATATTACAAGGAATATTTAAGGCTCGTGATAAGCCTAAGGATAGTCTGAGCGGTAGTCGGTACAGTTTCTTTTTCGGAGGAACTACTGCTGGAAAGCCTGTCAATGAACATACGGCAATGCAGATGACGGCGGTCTACTCATGCGTGAGAATATTAGCTGAAACATTAGCAGGACTTCCGCTTCATGTTTATAAATACAACGATAGCGGTGGCAAAGAAAAATATTTAAAACATCCGTTATATAAATTGCTCCATGATGAGCCAAACCCTGAGATGACTTCATTTACGTTTCGTGAAACGCTGATGAGTCATCTTTTATTATGGGGAAATGCTTACGCACAGATTATCAGAAATGCCCGTGGTGAGGTTATCGCTCTCTATCCCCTAATGCCAAATAAAATGACGGTCGACCGTGATAAAAACGGACGGCTTTTTTATTTATATCAGCGAAGCATAGAGGACGCACCTACTCTTGGTAAAGACAGCCTGGTCTATCTGGACCCATCTGATGTACTCCACATCCCCGGCTTAGGGTTTGATGGATTAGTAGGATATTCACCCATTGCTATGGCCAAAAATGCCATTGGACTTGCCATGGCTACGGAGGAATACGGTGCTAAGTTCTTTGCTAATGGTGCTGCACCTGGTGGTGTTCTAGAGCATCCCGGAACAATCAAGGACCCACAGAAAGTAAAGGACAGCTGGAATGCTGCCTATCAAGGTTCAACTAATTCTCACAGGGTGGCTGTTCTGGAAGAAGGAATGAAGTATCAGCAAATAGGTATCCCTCCCGAGCAAGCACAGTTTCTTGAAACACGGAAATTTCAGATTAATGAAATCGCCCGTATTTTTAGAGTACCACCACATATGCTGGCTGATCTTGAAAAAAGCAGCTTTTCAAATATTGAGCAACAATCCTTAGAGTTTGTGAAATACACACTTGACCCTTGGGTAGTGCGATGGGAACAAAATATGTTCCGTTCTCTTCTCACAGCAAGTGAAAAACCCACTGTATTTATCAAATTTAATGTGGATGGTCTGCTTCGAGGAGATTATGTAAGCCGTATGAGTGGCTACGCAACGGCTAGACAAAATGGCTGGATGAGTGCGAATGACATCAGAGAGCTTGAGAACCTTGACCGAATTCCAGAGGAACTTGGAGGTGATCTTTATCTCATTAATGGAGCAATGACCAAATTACAGGACGCTGGTGCGTTCGCAAATACGACAAGATTGGAGGAAACCCAATGAAGAAATTTTGGAACTGGGTCAAGGATGAAAAATCCGACACTCGAACGCTCTACCTCGACGGCGTAATTGCCGAGGAATCATGGTTTGATGATGATGTCACTCCTAAGGCCTTCAAAGAAGATTTGTTTGCCGGTGAGGGTGACATTGTTATTTGGCTGAATTCACCGGGTGGTGATTGCATTGCAGCAAGCCAGATTTACACCATGCTCATGGACTATAAAGGCAAAGTGACCATCAAGATTGACGGCATCGCCGCATCTGCTGCCTCCGTAATCGCTATGGCTGGAACTACTGTATTTATGGCACCTACTGCACTGATGATGGTGCATAACCCCTTGACTGTAGCCATTGGTGACAGCGAAGAGATGCAAAAGGCCATAGCCATGCTATCGGAAGTAAAGGAAAGCATCATCAATGCTTATGAAATCAAGACAGGTTTATCAAGAACCAAGCTTTCACATCTCATGGATGCGGAAACCTGGCTAAACGCTAATAAGGCAATTGAACTCGGCTTTGCAGATGAAATTTTGGAGGATGAGAAAAAGCATATTCAGCAAGAGAACTTCACCTATGCGTTTAGCCGTAGAGCAGTCACAAATTCGTTACTTGGTAAAGTATGTCCCAAGAAAACAACTGCTAAAAAAGGTACACCCGTTGATTCGCTGGAAAAGCGGCTCAACAACATTATTCATTAATAGGAGGAAAAGATTATGAACAAGATTTTAGAATTGCGCGAGAAACGCGCGAAAGCATGGGACGCTACAAAAGCGTTCTTAGATACTAAGCGTGGCACAGATGGTTTGATTTCTGCTGAGGATGAAGCAACCTATAACAAAATGGAAGCTGATGTAATTGCTCTTGGTAAGGAAATCGACCGTTTGGAAAAACAGGCCATATTGGATGCGGAACTTAACGCTCCTATGGCTAACCCTTTGACAGGCAAGCCGACTAATCCAAAACTGGAAGGCAAGACTGGCAGAGCAACTGATGAATACAGAAAAGCATTCTGGAATGCTATGCGTACACGTGCTGGTGAGGGCCTCGATCCAACCGTAAAGAATGCGTTACAGGTGGGCACTGATACTGAGGGAGGTTATCTTGTGCCAGATGAATTCGAGAAAACCCTTGTGGAAACCCTCGAGGATGAGAATCTTTTCCGTAGACTTGCAAATGTCATTACTACTGCTTCTGGCGATCGTAAAATTCCAGTAGTAGCATCTAAGGGAACAGCCTCATGGATTGACGAGGAAGGAGCAATACCTGAAAGTGATGACAGCTTCGGTCAAGTGTCTATTGGAGCATATAAGCTGGGTACGATGATTAAGGTTTCTGAGGAACTTTTAAACGATAGCGTATTTCCACTTGAAAACTATATTGCAAGAGAATTTGCAAGGCGTATCGGCAACAAGGAAGAAGAATCCTTCTTCACTGGTGATGGCTCTGGAAAACCAACCGGTATCCTTGCAGCAACAGGAGGAGCACAACTTGGTGTAACTACTGCAGGTGCAACAGCTATTACTCTTGATGAAGTGCTTGATTTGTTCTATTCGTTAAAAGCACCTTACCGTAATAAGTCTGTATTTATCATGAACGATTCAACCGTAAAGGCAATCCGAAAGCTGAAAGACGGTCAAGGTCAGTACCTCTGGCAGCCATCTATCCAGGCTGGAACTCCAGATACGATTCTTAACCGTCCTTTGCATACCTCTTCCTATGTACCAGCTATTGCAGCTGGAGCAAAGACCATAGCCTTTGGTGATTTCAGTTATTATTGGGTAGCTGATCGTCAAGGCCGTGTATTCAAGAGACTTAATGAACTTTATGCTGTTACCGGCCAGGTAGGCTTTGTAGCTACTCAGCGTGTAGACGGAAAACTGATTCTGCCTGAAGCCATTAAGGTACTTCAGCAGAAAGCGTAACGGAGGTGCGACATGAGCTATAACACAAAGAATTACACCGAACAAGGCGGCGAGAAAACAGTCATCGGCGGAACGCTTGAAATCCAGGAGGGGGCATCGGTAACGGGGCTTCCTGCCTCTGAAATATCAATAGCTACAGAAACTTCACTTGGTGGAATCAAAGCTGCGGCAAAAGCTGAAACGGATACTGTCCCTGCCAAAATTGGAACTGATGGAATTCTATATGTACCAACATATCCTGTTGTGTCAGAAATTCCTGTAGCTGAAAATCAAGCAGATAGTACAGCCACAGACGTACCAGGACTTCTTGCCGACTTTAATGCTTTGCTTGCCAAGCTAAAGGCCGCCGGGATTATGACAGCAGATACACCATAATGAAAGGATGGTGGCGAAATGACATTGCTGGAAAAAGTCAAAGCAAACCTGATTCTCGAACATGATGCGGATGATGAACTTCTGCAGATGTACATTGCCGCCGCTGTTTCTTATGCTGAAAGCTATCAGCATCTGTCAGAAGATTTCTATTTAAGTAACCAGATGCCTCCTACTACCGAGCAAGCCGTCATTATGCTCTCCTCTCATTTCTATGAATCAAGGGATGGCAGCACCGGCGGCTTTTTCTCGGATAATGTGAAGGCTGGACAGCAAGTGTGGAATACGGTCAACCTACTCCTTCGGCTTGATCGGGATTGGAAGGTGTAGATATGAGTTTTGGAAAAATGAATAACTTTATTGACATCATTGAGAATATAACCATAAAGGATAAAGAAGGTTTCTCGACAAAAAGTGACAATATCGTAGCTTCGGTTAGGGCATATCGGGAAGGTCGGCATGGCAATGAGAAATGGGCAAATAGAGCCACATTCTCTGAAGCCACCGACCTTTTCCGTTTCCGCTATATTCCCGGTATTACTGTAACAACTGCCATGATCATTATCTGTGAGGACGGACGTTTTGAAATAACCTCAGTTGAAGATGCCAAAGGTCGAGGGATGTATATTGAGGTGCTTGCCAAGGAGGTGAAGGCTAGTGGCTAAGGCTGTTATGAAAATGCCGGAGGAATTTCTTTTGAAAATATCCCGACTTGGTGAAAAGACAGATGAGATATTACCACGGGTGCTTGAAGCAGGTGGTGAAGTTGTGGAGGCAAAAGTAAAAAGTAATCTACAAGGGGTCATTGGTAGTGGGACAAAGGAAGAAAGCCGTTCTACAGGTGAACTTGTTTCTGCGCTGGGTGTTTCCTCCGCAAAACAGGATAGAGATGGTAACTTCAATGTTAAAGTTGGTTTTTCCGAGCCACGTTCCGATGGCAAAAGTAACGCCATGATTGCCTCGGTTCTTGAGTATGGCAAAAGCGGGCAACCGCCAAAACCCTTCTTGAAACCTGCTAAATCATCTTCAAAAAAAACCTGTATTGAAGCCATGAAACAGAAGTTGGAGAAAGAGGTGGAAAGTATATGAACCTTTTTGAAGAACTTAATACTCTCCTTCCTCCTCTACTCCCTATTGAGACGGGTGTATTCTCAGATGTTCCTCCTGACTTATATCTTGTCATTACTCCGCTTGTTGATATCTTTGAACTTCACGGAGATAACAAGCCGGGATATGAGGTACAAGAGGCCAGGCTGTCCTTGTTTGCCAAAGGTAACTATATAACAATAAAAAATAAACTTGTCCGCACTCTCCTGGGTGCGGATTTTACTATAACTGACCGCCGGTACATCGGACATGAGGATGATACCGGTTTTCACCACTATGCCATTGATGTGGCAAAACCCTATGAATTTCAATTAGAAAAGGAGGAATAGATTATGGCTACAATCGGTTTAGATAAACTTTATTATGCAAAAATAACCGAAAATGCAAACGGCGATGAAACTTATGGTACACCCATTTCCCTGGCCAAAGCAATCAGCGCCGAGCTTTCTGTCGAGCTTGCAGAGGCAACACTCTATGCTGATGACGGAGCGGCTGAAGTTATCAAAGAATTCCAAAGCGGCACCCTATCTCTGGGAATTGATGATATTGGTGTGACTGCCGCCGGGGATTTAACCGGGGCAACGATTGATGACAACAATGTCTTAATCTCTGCAGGTGAGGATGGCGGAGAACCTGTCGCTGTTGGCTTTAGAGCAAAGAAGGCAAACGGAAAATACCGATACTTTTGGTTATACCGTGTAAAATTCGGTATTCCCGCCACCAATCTTGCCACTAAAGGAGATAGCATTACTTTTTCAACACCTACCATTGAGGGAACAGTGCTGAGGCGCAATAAGCTGGACGGGCAAGGCAGACATCCCTGGAAAGCGGAAGTCAACGAAGGTGATGCGGGTGTTACAACAGCGATTATTACCGGCTGGTATACCCAGGTGTATGAACCTACGTTTGCAGCGGTTAATATCAGTATTACTGCCCAACCACAAAATGCCTCTGCAACGGTAGGAACCGGAGCAGAATTGTCAGTAACCGCTACAGCTTCAAGCGGAACACTTTCTTATCAGTGGTACTCCAACACAACCAGCACCAATGTAGGTGGTACACCAATTTCCGGAGCGAATTTGGCAAGCTATACAACACCGACAACAGATCCTGCTGGTACCTATTATTACTACTGTGTGGTTTCTATCGGCACTAACTCTGTGACCTCTAATGTCGCAACTGTCACAGTAAGCGTATAAGGAGGCTGTAGGATATGAATAACGAGAGAAGCGCAATGATTAATATTGGTGGGCAGGATTATGAACTTATTCTGACTACCAAAGCAACAAAAGAAATAGCTGGTCGTTATGGTGGCCTTGAAAATCTGGGAGCAAAGCTGATGAAATCTGAGAACTTTGAAATGGCGCTAGATGAAATCGTATGGCTTATAACACTTATGGCTAACCAGAGTCTTTTAGTACACAATCTCAAGCACCCGGATGACCAGAAAACTTTGCTTACCCAAGAGGCAATAGAACTGCTCACTTCCCCATTAGAATTAGCTTCATACAAGGAAGCTCTGACAGAGGCTATGTTTAAAGGAACAAAACGGGATATTGTATCGGAAGAAGACTCAAAAAACCTGCAGGCCGAGTAAAAGATGAAGAAATCTTTACTCGGCTTATTTATTACGGGACAGTACATCTCAACCGGACGGAAGAAGAGACATGGCTCACACCAATTGGTTTATTAATGGATTTATGGGAATGTCATATGCAATTTCTCGGTATCAAAAAACCGAAACGTGAATTGTACATCGATGACATCATCCCCTATGGGATTTGATTTTATGAGGAAAGGAGGCGGTATGTATGGCGGACAACTTTGGCTTAAAAATAGGAATCGAGGGTGAAAAGGAATTTAAAAATGCCCTCCGTGACATCAATCAATCCTTTAAGGTGCTGGGCAGCGAAATGAAACTTGTATCCTCGGAGTTTGATAAAAATGATAAAAGCGTCAAAGCGGTAACTGCCCGTAACGAAGTATTAAACAAGTCTATTGATGCACAGAAAGAGAAAATATCTACCCTTGAAGCGGCACTTAAGAATGCCTCAGATAGTTTTGGTGAAAATGATAGGCGCACTCAAAACTGGGCAGTTCAACTTAATAATGCCAAAGCAGAACTCAACGGCATGGAACGGGAATTGGAAAAGTCAGCAGAAAGTGCAGATGACTTAGGCAATGAACTAACAGAGGTTGGGGATGATGCAGAAAAATCAAGCGGAAAGTTTGACAAACTTGGTAGCACACTTAAGGGTGTTGCTGTAGCGATGGGTGCTGCTGCAGTTGCCGCCGGTGCCGCCGCCGTCAAACTCGGCAAGGAAGTCATAGCAGCATATGCGGACTACGAACAGCTGGTAGGCGGTGTGGATACCCTCTTTGCCGATTCGTCTCAGACCGTACAGAACTATGCTGCAAATGCCTTTAAGACTGCAGGAATGTCTGCCAATGAGTACATGGAAACCGTTACGGGTTTCTCAGCAAGCCTTATTCAGTCCCTCGGTGGAGATACGGCAAAAGCGGCAGTAGTCGCAGATATGGCGATTACAGATATGGCTGACAATGCTAATAAAATGGGTACTGACCTCACATCCATACAAAATGCCTATCAAGGTTTTGCCAAACAGAACTATACTATGCTTGACAACCTTAAGCTAGGTTACGGCGGCACAAAATCTGAAATGGAGCGGCTCTTAGCTGATGCCGAGAAAATCTCCGGTATTAAATATGACCTCTCTTCATTCTCGGATTTGACGGAGGCCATCCATGTCATTCAGACGGAAATGGGCATAACAGGAACGACCGCTTTAGAAGCCACAGAGACTATAAGCGGCTCTATTTCTGGTATGCAGTCGGCTATTGGAAACTTAATGGCGGGACTTGGTGATGCTGATGCAGACATTGAACTTTTAATCGGTAATGTGGTCGAATCCTTCCAGCACGTTGTAAAAAACATCGTGCCTGTCATTGAGAATATCGTAAAGGCTCTGCCACCCGCTCTTGATGCAATAATTAAGGCAATTGGTGATTTGCTGCCGACCTTGCTCTCTACCGTGGTGGATTTGTTTACGCAGGTGCTGGAAACCATTCTGACACTACTTCCCGAACTCATACCCGCCGCCGTGGATGCCATTATGACCATAGTGGGTGCGCTGATTGATAACCTTCCTCTGCTTATTGATGCAGCAGTTCAGTTAGTAACTGCTCTTATACAAGGCATAAGTTCATCCCTACCACAGCTTATTCCGGCAGCAGTAAGTGCGATTACAACTATTGTTCAAGGATTAATTGAGAATTTACCTATGCTGTTAGAGGCAGCCTTGCAGCTCATTCTTGGACTTGCACAGGGACTTTTAGATGCACTCCCTCAATTAATAGCGGCCTTGCCAGCCATTATTACCGGCATTGTTAACTTTATTATTGGGGCAATTCCCCAGATTATTGAAGCTGGCGTTAAACTTTTTATAGCCCTTGTTGCCAATCTGCCAACCATTATTGTTGAGATTGTAAAAGCCGTACCTCAGATTATTGCTGCTTTAATACAAGGCTTTTCTGAATATATCGATCAAATGGTTCAGATGGGATCTAACCTAATCAAAGGACTTTGGCAGGGCATATCCGATGCAGGTGCATGGTTATGGAGCAAAATATCAGGCTTTTTCGGTGGGGTAGTAGATAGAATCAAAGACTTCTTTGGCATCCGCTCACCCTCTACTCTTTTTGCTGAATTAGGTGGCAACATGGGTCAAGGAATCGGTGTCGGCTTTGAGAAAGCGATGGGGCAGGTCGGAAAAGATATGCAAAACGCTATCCCTACTGATTTTGATTTGCAGATGCAAAGCACGGTGACTGGAGCTGAAACTCCTGCTACCACAATCGGTCAGCCAATTAATGTAACCATACCTTTGACGGTAGATGGAATTACGCTGGCAAGAGTCATCTCACAATTACAGTGGAGTCAAAATACTGTGACCGTCCGAAATCTTGGTGTCAACATATAGGAGGGTTTCCAAATGGCAGAAAGCACAGTTATAAATATATATGATTCCGCAGGAAACCTGGTGGAAACCATAACAAAGGTTCTATCAGCAACACTGCGAGATGCTTTGGATGGAGAGTGTACTTTTGACTTTTCTGTTCTTACTGAAATGTCCAGGAACATAGAAATTGGTAATTCATTATCTTTGTTAACTGGCACCCGCGAATACGCTTTTAATATTGTTCGTGTTGCTAAGTCATTTTCCAGTAATCTACGAATCTGCTCAGTGACCTGTGAACATAAATCATATGAATTAAACGATGAGAAATACAATCTTACCTCCTTTGACTTTACAGGCGAGCCTTTGGTGGGCTTACAACAACTATTAGATGGGACGAATCTTACTGCAGGTACTTTAGATTTTACCGGGTCCATTGCTTTGAAAATAAACCAGAAGTGCAGCCGCAGAGCAGCTCTCATGCAGTATGTTGCAGTTCTTGGTGGTGAGATAGAATATAATACAAATACCATCAATATCCGTTCTCATAGAGGTTCAAGTGCGTATCTTGAGGTTATGGGTGGAAAGGCTGTCTCTGATGTAAGTGTCACCTATGACTTGCGGGCAGATACCGCCACATATAATCTAAAACTATATAAAAAGCTGGACTTTGGTACCGGAGATAATGTCCATATTGTCTTTATGCCTTTTGGATTGGATGTGCGAACACGTATTATCGCTATGTCCTATAACCCCTTTAACCGCAGGGAGATCACCATTGAAGTAGGAACATATTTGCCGAGTGTTTCCGATCAGCTATACAATATTGAGAATAACTTGAATGATATGTCCAATCGTGTGGAATCCCTGGAACAGATGACGGCTAAATACACCGCAGAATTCGGAGATATTACAGGCAGCGGTTCACTTTACTTTAGAATTGCTTATTTGGATAAACCGACTTACTTCCTTTATTCCGATGGGGGTTCTGCATTTATGGAGTTTATTCGATCTGATGGGAAATATGTCGGTGCAGAGGTAACAGCAAGCAACTCGTCTGTTGTAACCTCGCTGTTATTTTACTGCACCTTACCGGATACGACACCCTAAGGAAGGAGGTAAATGAATGGGCATTTTCACAGGTGTAAAATATGACGAGGCGAGTTCAAAGGCACTTGCCTTTATTAAATCACAAATGGATGTTTCACAATGGCTTTATACCATTGAGTTTGCCGAGAGCTATTCGGAGGAATATGCCAATAACCTTCTATGGGGTAATGTCATAGGATTACCAAATGAAGATGAAAAAATCTTCCCGAAGCACATCAATGTGGACGCTTATTATGGACCAGACTATGTAGGTGTTGTATCGGGTATCTGGTTTGACTTGCCTGACCCAACCAGCTATACAGTTGATGTCTACGCCATCACGGATATTCCCTATTTTGTGATGTCTTGTCCTTTAAGGGCGGATGGTACTTGGCGCTCTGAAAAATATATAACGGTTACGGAAACCGATCCTGAAACGGGTGAAGAATACACCTACTCTTATTGGGAGGATATCCCTGTCGGGCGTGGCTTCAAGGAATTTCGTCTTGTGAAAAACGGTGAAACTATTGATTATCCCTATTCACGCTTTGTCAACTTCAAAGTTAGATTATTCAGTTTCGTGGACGCAGAATATCTGACAGACGAAATGGATATATGGGATATGGGCGGTGGTAGACACGTTTTTTATACGCAGAAAGTTCAGCCGGGCAAAAAAATTGGAAAAATTATTAAACGAGTATGGCAGTCTGGTGCTTTTGCTTACGTGGTAGTTGGCATTGCAGGAGCCATAACCAATTCATCCTATGGCCGCCTTCCTGCTTCTTTCTTTATCCCTCCCGATGACCCGCAATTTGATAAAGAGGGTAATGCTTCCCTTGGTGTCTACGGCTATATGTTAAATTCTCGTTGCTGGGCCTATGATGTGGGTCTTGCACTTCTTGTTTTCACTGTGAGTGGAGATTATGCACTCTGCAAGGAAATCATGGGCCGCATGGTACAGGAACAAGGCTTAGACGGGAGTTTCAATTTTAGCTATGATATTTATATCGGACAACTTTTCGAGGGTTATATCCGAACGGGTGCTATTGGCTGGACAGTCTGGGGTATGTGCTACTACACACTTGTTTCCGGTGACCGTTCTTACGTTGATATGATTGTTAAGGCAGGAAATTGGCTGTTAACCAGGCAGGTTACCAATAAAGATGATAAGCGGTACGGTCTTCTCACGGGTGGTTATGGTACCTACAATATGGATGATTACTCCTATGACCCTATGGAAATTGCCTGGTGCTCTACAGAACATCAATGTAGTGCTCTGCAGGCCCTTCATGGGCTTGCATTGGTCACTGGTGACAGTAAATATACAAAGGCAGCAGACTTAATCAAGGAGCAGCTGATTCTAACTTTGTATGACACTGAGAATAAAAGGTTTTATCAGGGGTGTGGCCCTAATGGAATAGACGCCGCTTGGGCACTAGACTGTACCTCTTGGGCAGGTAAGACAGCACTTTCTGTTCTAAGTCCTGCTATCATACCTCCAGACTGTCGGCAAACCACATATGACGAATATCTGGTAACAGGAAAAACTATTGTGCAAAGCACCGATGCTGAACATTACAATCAGACATATTCGCTTGATGGATTAACCGAAGGGTTCAAGCCTTACAGCAATAGAGGTGGCGGCTATGATGGTGCACCGGAACTGGTCTGGACAGAAGGAACATTGGGTTATGTGGCTCTTTGTCTTGCTCTGGGAAAGACAGAAGAAGCTACTCGATTTCTAGATGCAACCATTAATCTGCAAAACTGCGTCAATTCTCCGGGAGGTGTGATTTATACAACAGAAACCTATGCAAGCCTGCCTTGGGAATTCCATGTCTGGCCAAGCGTAGTGTCAAGTGCTTGGCTGTACCTGTTGATTAACAACCCTGATTGCTTGTTTCCGATTATTACAAAAAGGCAGAGCTATATTCATAAGATGCCAGCTTATCCGGCCAGTGACCGAAATAACCGCATCGTTCTATATGTATACTCCGAGGTTCCCTTTACTTACTATGTACCTATATCAGGCGGAGGACAATCTGACAGAGAATACGATTGGCGTATTGATTGGGGTGATGGTGAGAGCGATTTGTATTCAGGCTCATCATCGTTCTCTGCCTCGGCAACACCCCCTAGCCACAATTTTTCTGCTGGAGCTCATACCATAACCATTCGTCCAAACAGCAGTACTTATGCTTGGGCGATAGCTTTTGGTCATTCTGAATACAGTGATGCTCCCCACGATACCTATGGCAATAAATATTTGCTGGTAGGTATTGATATAGATATCACACCGAAGATGACCAGAAGGGTTGAGCAACTTGAAGGAAACATTGCACCCGACTATGAATGGTCAAATACATTTTATAACTGCCGTTTCTTAACTGATATGCACGAGACCTCATTTGTAGGTTGGGAGGGCATAATTACTGCTGGGAACTCCTTTGCTATGGCGATGTTTTCAGCCTGCCAAAGACTGCAGATGGGAGCAAAGTTTCAGTTGCCACAGTCTTTGACCACGGTTGGGAACTTCTTCTGCAGCTATATGTTTACGGAATGTACGGCTCTGACTATGAATGCTATATTTCAGGCGCCACAGAGGATAATCGCTCCTGGCCATTCGCTGCTTGTATCGATGTTCCTCGGTTGCCTAAATCTTGTGGTCAATGAGGTATTCTCCTTCCCGCCGCTTAAACTTGTTCCTGAACTAGGATTTAATTCTACTTTCAGTGGTGTAACAGCTGGGCAGGTTCGTACAGCCGAGAGTATTATTAACGAGATTCCTGCACCGAAAGAGGATAGAAATACATTCAGTTCGGCTTTCCCTGATTATGAAAGCTTGGATTCTACATGGAAAGCATAGATAAATTTGATGGCTTGCAATAGCCGGAAAGGAAAGGTGAAATTATGGTTACTATTACGGATACTGCTTACAGCAATTCAGGCTTAAATTATACTTTATCGTTGGTAGGCTTAAGCACTGACGAAAAACCCACCGATGTCATACAAGGACTTAAGATTACAAACGGTTCCACTTTCTTTGAGATGGATATCCAGAAAGTGAAGTTCTTTGATGAAGAAAACATGGCCTGGCTTTAAGGAGGGATATGACTATGGCTTTTGATTATGTTTCATATGCCTTATCGCAAGGTAAAGGAAGTTTCGTAGTAGATGACTATGACCCTAAGAAAACCTATCAATTAAATGATGCATTTAAATTTTACGGAAGACTGTACAGGACGACTGTTCCGCATGGACCGGAGGAATTTGCAGCTCCGCATAACGAATATATTACGAGTTCTCAAGATGCCATTGATGCTACTGCCATTTATGACAATCTGACTTCCACAAGAACGGATAAATGCCTATCTGCCAATCAAGGCAGGGTTTTAGCAGAAAGAGTTCCAGCTTCCCCTGCTGTTGACGGTTCGTATTCTCTTAAGGCGACTGTCAGTGGAGGTTCAATAGTTTATTCCTGGGAAAGTGGATAATGGCTTTTAACTAAATATCATTATGGACGCTTGCCGGTTTTGGTAGGCGTCTTTTTTATGCAATCGAAATGACAGGAGGGAAAAATGATGAAGGAAATTTGGAATTGGATTCAACTTGCAATATCGGCTATCGGTGGCGTGATGGGATGGTTTCTTGGCGGTTTAGATGGTTTGCTTTATGCACTGCTTACCTTCGTAGTTATTGACTATATCACCGGTGTCATGTGTGCCATTGCCGATAGGAAATTATCGAGCAAAATCGGCTTTAAGGGCATCTTCAAAAAGGTGCTGATTTTTGTAATGGTTGCCATAGGACACATTCTTGATACCAATCTTATTGGTACAGGCAGTGTACTTCGAACAGCAGTTATATTTTTCTATTTATCCAACGAAGGTATCTCCTTTTTGGAAAATGCCGCACATCTTGGACTGCCTATACCTTCGAAACTGAAAGCTGTGCTGGAGCAGCTGCATGATCGTGCAGAGAAGGAGGATGATAAAAAATGAATTTGAAAAAACTCATCCTCACGAACAATGCCTGTTACAAAGCTGGCAGAACAATTACACCGAAAGGTATTATGGTTCATTCCACTGGGGCAAACAATCCATGGCTGAAAAGATATGTTGGACCCGATGACGGACTATTAGGGAAGAACCAATATAACAACCATTGGAATCAAGAGAAACCGGACGGTAGGCAAGTATGTGTTCATGCCTTCATCGGTAAGCTGGCAGATGGAACAATCGCAACATACCAGACCCTGCCGTGGAATCATAGAGGGTGGCATGCAGGAGGCAGTGCAAACAATACCCATATAGGCTTTGAGATTTGCGAGGACGGTTTATCCGATGCCTCGTATTTTTCTGCCGTTTATAAAGAGGCAGTGGAGCTATGTGTATTTCTTTGTAGGGGGTATGGTCTGACTGAAAAAGATATCATATGCCATAGTGAAGGTTATAAGCAGGGCATTGCCTCCAACCACAGCGATGTCATGCACTGGTTTCCGAAGCATGGCAAAAGTATGGATACATTTCGTAATGATGTTAAAGCAGCAATTAGCTGCACTAATGATGAGAAAAATACACTTAATCAAGCAACGTTCTGGTATAGGGTAAGAAAAGAATGGCAAGAACCAAATTCTCAGAAGGGAGCTTTTCACGATTTTGAAAATGCCAAGAAATGTGTGGATGCAAACCCTGGATATAATGTTTTTAATGATGATGGAAAATTAATATACTCAGGAAAAGCTGCACCGTCTTATCACGTATACACCGTAGTTAAAGGCGATTCCCTTTGGAAAATTGCGAAAGAGCAAATTGGTAATAGTGAAAGATATAGGGAGATTAAGACACTCAATGGTCTTACAACTAATATCATCTATACCGGACAGAAATTGAAAATTCCTAATTAAGCAAGATGCCCTTGGAGGTCAAAAAACTTCCGAGGGCATTATTTTTTTTTTAAACCGTCAGATTTCCTTTCCTCCCATGGCTACCAGGTAGAGGGCAACAAATTAAAACGCCTTCAGAAAGAGGTGAAGGACATGAAACACAACCTTAAAATCAGTGTTTCAAAAGAGCCACAGACAGGCGGAATCGTTACTTGTCGTAATGTCACCATGAGGGAGCGTCTCCTACGTTTCCTCCTTGGAGATAAACAACGTGTAACCATTTTAATTCCCGGAGATAGTGTCGAGGAACTCGCTATCTGTGAGACTACGAAAGGAGGAAATGACCTTGAGCAAAGTAAAGTTACTGCTTGATGTGGCAAATGATATGCGAAGTCTTGCAGACAGCATACAGGCGGTTTGTGATGCGATGACAGAAAGTGATTCTGCTCCTAAAGAAGTGCCTGCCACAAAGACAGAAACAGCAAAAGAGCCTGACATTCCACTTGAAAAAGTGCGTATGGTGCTTGCTGAAAAGAGCCAGCTTGGATTTACCGCTGAAGTGCGAGAAATCATTGGGAAGTATGGTGTCGACAAGTTAAGTGCTGTTGACAAGGCTTACTATGCCGACATCTTGAAAGATGCGGAGGTTCTTGGCAATGGGTAATCACGCAATACTATCTGCATCATCTTCGCACAGATGGCTTCATTGTTTACCATCAGCAAGGCTTGAACTTGAGTTTGAAGATACGAGCGGTACTGCGGCAGAAGAAGGAACAGCGGCACATGCACTCTCGGAACACAAACTGAAAAAGGCACTCCATATAAGGAGCAAGCGTCCTATATCAGAGTATGACTCAGATGAAATGGAAGAATGTACGGATGCCTATGTTGATTTCGTCATGGAACAGGTGGAGCTTGCAAAACAGTCCTGCAATGATCCTATCATTCTTATCGAAAAGCGTCTTGATTTTTCCTGCTATGTGCCGGACGGCTTTGGTACTGGAGATTGTTTAATCATTTCAGATGACAGACTTCACATCATAGATTTCAAATATGGCATGGGTGTGCTTGTTGATGCGGTGGACAATCCACAGATGAAACTGTATGCCTTGGGTGCCCTTGAAATCTATGACAGCCTTTATGATATCAACGAAGTGTCAATGACGATTTTTCAGCCAAGAAGAGAAAATGTCAGCACATGGACTGTACCGGTAGAGGAGCTTAAATGTTGGGCAGAAGAGGAACTGAGGCCGAAGGCAGTAAAAGCTTATAACGGCGAGGGCGAATATATACCGG